CTGTCAACGCGGCAGACAACCGGCTGGTCAACCTGTACCCCGAGGCAATCCTCGAGGGTGGCAAGGAACCCGGCTGGCTCTCACGCGCCCCCGGTCTGGCCTTCCTGGCGTCGATGGGTCCGGGTCCGATCCGTGGTCTGTGGGCGACCTCAAACGACGCCTATGTTGTCTCAGGAATTGAGGTCTATCGGCTTACATCGTTGTGGGTGTCCACGTTTATTGGGTATGTGTCCAACGATGGTCCGGTCAGTATGTCGGACAACGGCACTCAACTGTTCATCGCCTGCAATGGCCCGAGTTACATCTACAACATGGTCACGGGTGTGTTCGCGCAGATCGTGGACGTCGATTTCCCCGGTGCCGTGACGGTCGGGTATCTGGAGGGGTTCTTCTACTTCAATGCTCCCGAGTCGCAGTTGATCTACGGTACCGCGCTGCTCGATGGTACCGCTGTTGACCCGACCGACTTCGTGAGTGCCACGGCGAACCCGGACGGACTTGTGTCAATCATGGTCGACCACCGCGAGGTGTGGGCATTCGGCACCAACACCATCGAGGTCTTCCGGTTCGTACCATCGTCCATTGACTTCCCGCTGGAGCGCATCGAGGGTGCCTACAACGAGGTTGGCTGCGCTGCTGCCTACTCCGTTGCCAAGCTGGACAACGGGCTGTTCTGGCTCGGTGCTGATGCCCGTGGCAGAGGTGTCGTCTATCGGAACATGGGCTACTCTGCCAAGCGTGTCTCGACTCACGCTGTTGAGTGGCACATTCAGAGCTACGGCAACCTGTCGGACGCGCTGGCCTACTCGTACCAGCAGGACGGTCATGCCTTCTACGTCCTGATCTTTCCCTCCGCCAACACCACATGGGTTTATGACGTTTCCACGGACGTTTGGCATGAGCGCGCTGGGTTCGTGAATGGCGAATTCACCCGGCACCCGTCGAACTGCCAGATGGCATTCGGGAATCAGGTGGTCGTGGGTAGCTTCGACTCAGGCGAGATTTACGCCTTCGACATGACCAAGTATTCTGACTATCAAGGTATTCAAAAGTGGCTCAGGACATGGCGCGCACTCCCCACAGGTCAGAACAACCTCAAGCGCACCGCGCACCACAGTTTGCAGCTTGACGCTCAGACCGGGGTCAGGCCATTCCAGATGCCTGCTGAAATTGACGATCGCTGGTTGTTGACCGAGGATAGTGACGACCTGTTGACCGAAGACGACGAGCAGATCGAGGCGACTTTCGACCAGATTGATACTGTGCGTCCTCCCAAGGTCATGCTGCGTTGGTCTGATGACGCGGGGCACACATGGTCCAACGAGTACTGGCGCGACATGGGTCTGATCGGGGAGTACGACACCCGGATCATCTGGCGCAGACTCGGGATGACCACCAAGCTGCGTGACCGGGTTTACGAAGTCTCTGGCACTGACCCTGTGAGAGTCGCAATCATGGGTGCTGAACTCATCCTGTCCCCAACCAACTCATAGGACCCATCATGGCAGGCGTAAAAATCTCGGCTCTCCCTCCTGCATCAATGCCCCTTGGTGGCAATGAGCAGATTCCCTTTGTGCAATCGGGCATCACCCGCAAGGTGACGGTCAGTCAACTGTTCGCCCCCAGCCCCAACTCGCTGGTGGTCTACAAGTCCAGCCTCACGGGGTCTGCCTTCCTGCCTGCCGGTACTACCGGTGAACGTGATGCGGTCCCCGCAATCGGCTGCATTCGCTACAACGTGCCCCTACAGCAATGGGAAGGATTCGGCGGCTCGGGATGGATTGCGATCGGTGCCCGGACCGAAGGTGTTGACATCCTGTTCACGCCCTACAGCACCATCACCAGCACGAACGTGCAGTACGCGATCCAGGAACTCAGCGATGAGACTGTCCACAAGACCAGCAGCGTCGGCTCAGCCCTGCTACCCGTAGGGACCGATGCCCAGCGCGATGGTGCCCCCACAACAGGTGCCATGCGGTACAACACCACCAGTTCCGTGTGGGAAGGCTGGGATGGAGACAGTTGGGCTGCGTTTGGCGTGGACGTTCCCGGCGGCGGCGGTGCCGCGTCGAACATCACCTTCACACCATCTGGCAGCATCAGTGCCAACAACGTTCAGGCTGCGATTTCTGAACTCGACACTGAAACGGTCAAGAAGACCAGCGGTACAGGGTCCGCACAGATGCCCTTCGGCACCACAGCACAGCGCGATGGTGCTCCTCCTGCAGCGTCCATGCGGTTCAATGTGGACGTGCAGGGCTGGGAATTCTGGAACGGCTCGGCTTGGACAGCATGGGGCGCTGGAATCTCGGGCGTCACGGCAGTCTCCACCGTCAACACCCCAGCAGGCAACATCGTCGCCACAAACGTACAGGGCGCGATCAACGAACTCGACACCGAGAAGGTTGCCAAGGCTGGCGACACGATGACTGGAAACTTGCTCGGCCCTATTGCAAACTTTGATACTTTTGAAGTAGGACGTTTTGCGGGGGCATCCAATAACTTCTACCTCAATGCCGACGGGGCTGCTAACTTTGCGTTGGTGCGTGTTGGCACTGGCGCAAATGTGATGGCGATAGCCTCTACTAATGCCGCGATTTTCATCAACGATGTCACCGCGTTCTCCGACGAGCGACGCAAGACCGACTGGATGACGCTGGATTCCAACTTCGTGACGCGACTGGCGGATGTGAAGTCCGGCACGTTTACACGCATCGACGCAGATGATGACTCGCGGCATGTGGGCGTGTCCGCGCAGTCGCTGCAAGCCTTGATGCCCGAAGCTGTGTTGACCGATGGCGACGGGTATCTGAGCGTGGCCTACGGCAACGCAGCACTCGCGGCCTGTATCGAACTCGCCAAAGAGGTCAAGATGCTTCGTGCTCGGCTGGATGTGGTGGAGAGCATGCTGTGACTCTCCCCTTGTCCGGCCCCATGTCGGCCAGCATGATCAACGTGGAGTTGGGTCGTGCCGGCACGGCACCATTCGATATCAACGGGACGCCTGAGCGCACCCTCGCGGGGGTACCTAGCGGGACGATCAAGTTCAGCGACTTCTATGGGAAGAGCGCAAGTTCTGTGAACCTGCTTCTACACATGGATGCCTTGGTGCTGACGAATCAGGTACAAGACTACAGCACTTATGCTGGGAACCTGACGCTTGGTCCGCAAGTGGGGGTAGTCATTAGCACCAGCACTTTCAAGTTTGGTCCCGGCAGTTTGTTCGGCCCCGGCGGGAATCTCGCAAACACGGACATGGGCAGTGTCTCCGCTGGTATTAGCCCGTTCCCCCGCTTTGACATGACTGTGCAGACGTGGACATGGGAGTTCTGGTTCAATGAGTCCGATGCCACCAGCTTGCGGTCCTTGATCTGTCAGCGCAACAACTTCACCATAGGCTGGGTCATAACCACCGAGGGAATTCGCGCACAGATCAACGGTGCGTGGACCGAGAATGCTTTGACATGGGGGCGGCCCAGCTTCGGCGCATGGCACTACATTGCGGTGCAGCGAGAGGGGGCTACGTTGACCGCGTACATCGACGGGAACCGTGTCGCCACTCGGTCGGACATTTCCTCATTTACCGCTGCAAGTGGAGTACCTGTATTTCTAGGAACCGCGTTTAACTCGGGCACCGAGAATGCCTTCAAAGGCTTCATCGACGAGGTGCGGTTCACCAAGAACAAGACCGTGTACCCCGGTAGTCCTGCGACAATCACACCACCGTCTGCGCCTTTCCCGAACTCCTGATCATGGCTGCAAACCTCATCCCTTCGGCACGGGCATCGCTCACGGACCTGAGAACCAATCTCCCGGTGCGGGAGTGGTATCTGTACTGGCTCGATAACTCGCTGATGGTTACGGCGCTGGACACCCGTGTCACCACGCTTGAGGGTAAGGTTGCTGCGCTTGAGGTTGCCGTTGCCGCACTCGATGCGCGGGTGTATACGCTTGAGCATCTGCGGGTCGCACGGGCAGGTATGCGTAAGACGGTTGCACAGAACCTTGGGACGCTTACTACGACATGGGTGAATATTGACGGATACTCCAATCAGATTTACGCCAGTGCCATCGGTGCCGGATACAACTTGACCACCGGGGCTATTAGCGTCAATGTCCCTGACGACTACATCTATCTTGCCAACATCGAGTTTGCATGTACCGTAGACAACAACTCGTCCCGGCAGATTGAGGTCCGACTGTTCAACCTGACGGACAACCAACCCGTTGCCGGGGGTAGCTTGTTTCTCTACATCGGCGCGTACGCTGCGGGTATCTCCACGTCTTTCAGCATCCCGACGAACATGAGCGCGCTGGTCAATAAGGCAATCTGTATGCAGATACACGGCGTCCAGAACTTCGCGGGCGCGCAGTTGCTGGGTGCCCTGTTCTCCGTTACGTCCATTGACCCAATTGTGAGCGTCCCATGAGAATCACCTACGGTCACGGATTCGCGCCAGCAGTCACC